ATGATCGGACTGGTTCCGTTTGTGGAAACGCCATACACTGATAGATAAATAAGTTTCGTCCCGCTTGCTATACCAGTAATATCGACATACGTTCCTGACGTTGTGGCTTGCGGAGTTCCTAGGTCGATGGTTACATTGCTTGTCGCAGTCAGCGATCCAGCCGCCAACGACAGTCCGCTGCCGACCGTGATTTCCTCAATAGCGCCGGTTGCAGCGGTAGTACGGCCAAGCATCTTGGCCGTCGACATCGTGATGCCGTCTGTAGTCACCGCTCCGGCCAGCACAATATTGGTGCCTTCAACAGCTACGACGCCAGCCGAGACGCGGGTTAGCGTGGTGTCGGAAGCATGGCCGAGATTGACGCCAGCGAATTGCGGGGAGTCGCCTGTGCCAATGGCCTGCGCCAATGGATTTTTTGGATTCAGCAGTTCCCACCGTGTATTCGTCAAGTCGTATCTCAGGATAAGCTCATGACCATCTCCAACGATGTCACCAACAGCTACAGCATCTCCACCGTCTTTGACAATATCCCGCGCAGTTAGTCCGTTAGGCGCAAACGTAGGCGTGGTCGTTGCATTGGCCGCAGTAGCACGCACGCAACACAGTTGCCCATCCACCAGCGTGGTAATCGCTGGCGAGTACGTCGCCGTGATCGCATCAGCCGTGCCGCCGCCATCCACCCAATTCAGCTTTCCGTCCTGCACTTGTCCCGCCGCCGCGTAGTCGGTACGTGCTGAAGCATTGCCGACGCCGGTATGGCGGTATGACGCCATTGGCAGGTTTGCAGTAACCGTCTGCTGGCCGTCCTTCGTGATGCAGTTGGATAGGCCAGTAGCCAGATCGGCGGTAAGCGCGTTGAAATCGGCAGACTCAATCAGCGTGTTCGCGTTGACTGGTTGCCCTGTGCTGTCGATGTTAAAGAGGCCGGAACCATTGAATGCCACTGTCATATCCTCCTATTGCTGTGTTGCCGAGATTGCTGCAGGATTGCTGCGCTTTACGATCTCGTCAATAATCTCATTGACCCGTGAAATCTGTTGGTGCTTTGTAAGATCGCCAGCAAGCAATTGCGGATTAAGCTGCTGTTGCGCCATGTACGCATCAACCCTAGGCTCAATACCGCCTTTCTTACCGGCCAATGTTTTCATCACCGCATTAGCAAGCATCATTGGGCGAGAAAGCATATTCGGAAGATGCGTCCGAGTTTCCTCTGCGACATTGATACCGCCGCCTAGATTGGTTTTCTGAACAGGCTTCAATGCTTGCTTTGCTCTCGAAATGTCTGCCTCTATCAGCTTCATACCTGCCGAATACTTGGCTAGATAGTCCTTCCATCCTGCACCGCCAGCATTTTCAATGGCATCATCAATCGCAAGCTGAATTTCTCTTTCCAGCTTTGACGAAAGACGCTTGTCCCAATTCTTCGTCTCAACAGCATTAGCCTTGATGGTGTTTCCTATCTCCTTGCGAATGTTGTAAAGACCATTCGCGCTAATCTCGGGATCGGTCAATTTCCCTCTGAGATTTTCCATTGTCTTCTCAACTAGACCTATCTTTTCAAATTCAGGCTTAGTTGCTATTTCGTCTATTTTGTCGATGATGCTTTTTGTTTGGACAACACCAGCATTCTGCAATGCGGCTTCGCGCATTGGTGCCGTGGCCTTATTAAGAACCTCATGCGCCACTTCTCTTGAAGCAGCCTGATCCAGTTTCCTTTGCCCGAACAAAGCAGAAACACCGCCCGGAGTCTTGGAGGTTATTTCTTGTTGCGCTATCACAGGAGAACCTTCAGGCATATGTGCCACAGCTTGCGCCGCCGTAGGTTTGCTGCCTTGCACATATTCTGGCGCATTCCTTAGAGCATTTGATACTTTTTCAAGATTGTCCCTCCCGATTATGTTTGCTTGATGCCTAGTAGAAATCCTTTCGGCACCTTTAGGGAGAACAAGGTCGGCAATATCCCTACCAGCGCCACCAAGATATTTAGTGATACCATAAGCAGCAGGAATAACTCCGCCAATAGCCGCACCTATTCCGGCCTGCTTCAGTTTTTCTTCTGCGAAATTGTCTGTTTTTCCTGTTGGTTGCATCATCCCGAATAATGTTCCTCCGCCGATACCTTGTCCTAATGAAGTAGCGGACGGCATGGCTTTCATGACTTTCAACGCAGCGGGACTCATCACTGAACCAGCAATATCCGATGCAACACCAGTAGTATTCACATATCCAGGATAGGCTTTAGTACCTTCCTTTGTCATGTCTGAAATGCGCTGGTTTTGTTCTTGCCAGTATTTTCCTCCAAGTGCTTCCGGCATCATTTCAAACCCGGCTCTGAATGGTGCGGAAGCGGCCATAGCAAATCTAGTCAATGGATTCGCAGCAATCTTCTCGGCAATGTCAGGCTCACGTTCCTGTACTGGCGGCTTGTACTCGCTAACGCCGCCCTGAATCTGATCGACAAGTGACTTCGATTCTTGCGGAGCAGTAGTCCGTACTTTGCGAATTTCACGCGCAAGAATAGTCGCACTCTCGGTATCACCAGCCGAGTCAGCCTTGCGTAGTGCGTTCTCTAGTTGTGCCAAGTCAGCCATTACTTGTACTTATTCAGTATGTCGTCAAGTGAAGGTTCGGTTTTCGCAGGAGCGGAATTTACTTGATCCTCAGAGAAATAAGTGCCTTCCCGCAAAGATTTGGCTTTCTTCTGAGAAAACTCAATCCGTTTTTCTGCTGCCTTGATCGCCCTGTCGAATATCTCTTTTCTGACTGCTGGAGATTTGCTTGACGAACCTTGTACCTCAAGCAATATTTTACGTTCTCCCTCTGTCGGCATACCACCAAAGATAGCTTTCAATTGAGGTAGTGCGCTAGATTGCAAAATGTTGTCTAGGTTCTGCGTTGCGTCTATTGTTTTCGGCCTGATTCCTTCAGGAAGAAGCGTACCGGCAGAAGAAACCATTCCGGCACCAGCAAACCCCATAGCCTGATCGTTTATGGCTAATGCCTGATTCAACGCCTGAACAGCCTGTTGTCCGCCCTGTATTTCCTCGTCAGTCTGGATAAGCTCTTTCTGTGCTGTAGCAGACATGGCTTTACCTTTTCCTACAGTTGGAGAATCCCCAATTACTTTCCCGCTCCTTGCGTCAATTTTTACGACCTTCCCGTCCTTGACAATTTCCGTCACAGTCGGAGCGTGTTCTTGACGCAATCCAGCCATCACTTGATCGTGCTGGCGCTGCTTCTCAAGTGCGTCTTGCGCCCTCTGCGTTGCAAGCGTTTTCTTGTCTTGCTGTCCTTCAAGGAATTGTCCAACCTGCATCGCCTTTGGATTCCCGCTCAACAGCATCGCACGCGGATCAATCTGCCCACCACCAGCACCAGCGGATTGCTGACGAATCTGAGCGATAGCCGCTTGCTTGTCCTCATTCGACATATCAGGATTCATGGCAATATCCTGAATAAGATTCTGCGGATCGCCAACCATGCCTTGCTGTCCCGGCACGCCATTCTGCATTGGCTCGAAGCCGGTCAGTTGCCCTCCGCCCGCCGCGCCTTTTAGGGCATCGCGGAATTCCTGCTGTTCGCGCTGGCGGTTCAGTTCTTGGTTCATCATTGGCGCAACCATCTTCGCGGTCGGGGATTGCGACCGGAGCAGTTCAATGATGGCCTGCTGCTTGGAATTCATGTCAGGCACAACGGCAGGAGTAGTTTGCGGGGGGCCGAACATGCCTTCAGGCAACTGCTCGGTTTTCTCTGGCGACCCATAGAAGCCTTGCTGGAACTTGTCGAATGCAGCCGCTTCCACCGCCTTCCGCTTCTCACTCAATGATCTATAGCCTTCATCAACGGCTTGGCTGCGCTTGTTTCCTGCGTATGTGTTCGCCATCCCCGCAAGCCCTTGGAAAATGGACGGGCGCACATAGACTCCGCCGACCATCTGGCCGCGTAAAGGTTGTTCCCCTTGCTGCATCATGGCTTCTGCCATGCGTTGTTCTTTACGCAGACGCCGAAGCTCTGCAATTGAATCAGGGTCTAGCCCTGAGAGTTCAAGGCCGTAATCATCCATGATTACCACCCCCCTCTTAACGCAGAACTACCAAGCCCGAACAACCCGCTCATGATGTTTCCAGCTCCAGCCTGTTGCGCGTTGTACTGGTTCAAATCCGCACCATATTGAGCCTGTGCGGCCCCGAAGATTGGAGCCGGAGCAACTTGCGTGTTCTGCGCCGCGCCCGGAACAGCAAATGGGTTTGAGACTTGAGATCCAGAAGTGAGGGCGTTGATTTCGTTGAGCGGCGTCTGGCGACCAAGCAGATACTCCGCAAGGGCATCCTTGCGTAGCTGAGTGTCCATGTTGAAGTCGCGCTGTCCTTCTTGACCTGCTGAAAGCAGGGCTTGGTTGCGTGCATCGTTGTACTGCCGCCCGATACGATCCATTGAATTTTCGTAAGCTTCTGTACCCGGACGGATGCCAGCGGCGATTAAGTCTGAATTGGCCTGATCCCGCTGCTGTGCCGTGTCCGTATCGACGCGGCTCATCATCGCATTGATGACCGAATCGCGGGTAGCTTGGGCATCACCAGGGCCAGCCGGCAGGCCAGACAGGTCTAGGTTCTGCCCGATTACGTCACCAAGCGCACTAGCGCCCTGCACCCCCAAATCGCCCAAAAGTCCTTTTGTTTCAATGGACTTGTCATATAACATCTGTTGTTCAGGACTAAGCTCCTGAACCATTGTTGGGCGGTCTGACTCGGTAGCGCCCTCCACCCACATTTGAGTGCCGGTTGGGGCGATGACGTTCGGGTTGTTTAGGCGGGAACCGGCAACAGCAGATTCAAGGTTCGCTGCACCTTGAGCGGCGGCGGCTGCTGCGTAGTTTGGCGGATCGGGGGCGTCGTAACACATTTAACAGTCTCCATAACGATTGCCGTTATCGGGACTGTCGGCCCCTCACTAGCAATACTAGATCAATTTAATCGGTCTGTAAAGCCTTGCTATAGCAATGCTTATCCAGCCCGTACCCAAGGTATTCCATGATGCGGCCAGCCCCGTTATAGGGGGCTGCGGTCATGGTTATCTTCTCCACCCCGCGCTGCTTCATGTCATCCTCGACAAACTGGTAGAACTTGATGGCGTTTCGGCCCTTGCGGTATTCAGGCTTCAGGAACCATGTATCCTCGTTCGCCACCAGTTTTTGCGTGTGCATCGAGCGAGTGATATACATTCCGCAGTTTCCTACCAGTTTTCCATCATCCCTTGCCGTGAAAACAATGTACTGAGGCCCATAGCTTGCATACCTGTCATACTGCGGGTTGAACGGTTCTCCGCGTTTATACATCTCCGTTTCCTGCCAATGCTCCCATGCGTTCCTGACAAGTTCATCCCATACAGTTGCCAGCGGTTCGATGGCGAACTCAAGTGTCAAAGCGGGCCACCTGTCTCATAAATCCAGTCACAAGACAGCCATTGCACAGTCAAGCTATTCGTCGCAATCTTGATTTTGCCAGCAGCACATCGGCCTACGTCCTCGTCAGGCGAAGTCCATTCCTTAAGCACTTCCATGCCGGCCGCCCAATAAGCCTCGTCCCAATTATTTACGTCCCATTGACCATTAGACAGCGCAGTATAGGTTGCCGATCCGGTAATTTCCGTATCGTTGAAGTCGACGTCAATGTCAGTCAAGAACGACAAGCTTCCGTTTGCGGCAAGTACAGGACGAAACATGGAAAACCGCTTTTCTGATCCCATATCCTTGAAGTAAGAGAATGCCGTCTTGCCGTAAGCCGTGATATTGTTTCCGTTGTCAGCAGTACCGCTCCACGCCTTATAGACTGCCGTTCCTCTAGCAAAGTAAAGCTGCCCGTTGAATACTGCGAACGTCTCAGCATTCCAATCCGTAAATTTGCACCATGATTTAGTGATGGTGTTCATGACATATTGCTCATGCGTTCCGTCTTCAGCATGAGGAATATTGCAGATCAAGGCGCCTTGGGCCGGATATACGATGGCTTCCCAACCGAAGTTACTGCCATATGAGCGCGAAGCGGTATTGAATGCGTTGTCGATAACGTCTGTAATTGCCACTCGGTTATCCACGATAGCGGATTGCAGGGCGGTAGATAGTGGGTATGCTCCGTTCTGCGTGATGGCGATAACGTCACCCGCAAACCGTTGCAAACAGCGCCGCCCAAGCGGCTTGCCGAGATCGAACACGCCAGTTAGCGCCCACGATGAAGCGCTTGATGGGTTTGTTCCTTGGTAGATGATAACCTCGCCTTCGCTGGTGATGAACACGGCACGATCATCCGGGCCGGAACCGCCGTCGAATGTCCATGTTGCGCCAGCCATCAGGTAGCCACCCTTTTTGGCAACTCCTGCCATATCGAATTCGGTCAACGCACCGCCAGCAGCACCAGAGGCAAGATACCAGAACGAAAGCGAATTTTTCTCAATAAAGATAAGCCTTCCCTTGAATTCAAACAAGCTGACGATGCTGGTCGTAGTCAGTCCGGTAAGGGCTGGTGTAGTTGCTCCATCAACCGCAGTCCATGTCGTTCCATCGAAGTAGGCAGGCTTATCTACTCCATTGACAGCAATAAGCCAGTTGCTTGTTCCATCACCGAACATCGTCCATTGATGCTTGCCGTCTGTTCTGGCAAGCTTTGAAGCGCCTACCGCGCCAGCGGAAGACACATCATAGATACCGCTTGCCGTATAGGCATACATCGTATTCGTGCCGTTCATGGCATTGTAGACGGCCAGCGTTTTGATATTTCCAGTCGTTCCCGTGGCGTGGCTTGAATTTCCTCCGCGAATCTCGCAATAGCTCGTTTTCGGGAAGAAGTTCTTCAGGACAATAGCGTGATCCGGCTTCATGTCCGCAAGCGAATCCCTGTCGTTCCAGCCTCGCACAGGGGCCGGATACGACATTGCGCGGCTTACCCGCGTTCTAGGAGCAACCTTGCGTGCTAGTGCCTGCCTCATGGCACATGCTTCCATGATGTTCTATTGCAAATATAATTAGCCATGCTTTTCCCAATGCCAAACATTTCAGCTATTTTATATTGAGACATCCCTGATGCACTTAATTTCCTCATTTCAATTACATTATCTTCAGTCACTTTCGCGTTCTTATGTTGGCTTCCTCGAATTGATTTTTGTCTTCCTTTTCTAACCATATCCTTCATATTGTCATCATTCGTTCCCAAGAACAAATGATTTGGATTAACGCATGATGGATTATCACATTTATGTAAAACAAATATGCCAGCGGGAATTTCTCCACGATATAACATCCAAGATGCTCTATGTGCTCGCTCGAATGTTGGATGGAAGTAAAAATCACCATAGCCTTCTGTATGCGCAGAAATCCAAATCCAGCATCCTGAATTTGGTTCAGGAATGAATTTTTCTTCAAATCGTTGCAATGCAGTTTTATTCTTCATGGGGTTATAAATGATCCCGCAGGAATGAACACCCTCGGAGTCTTGCCTTCTCCTTCGCCCCCCATGTTCAAAGTTCGCTTTCCGCCATCGCGTCCTAGGGCATCCTTGACAGCGGATTCGTAGGTACGCATGTCTTCAGCGTATTCAAATCCTTTTTCTCGCTTCCAGCGCCAGCGCAGCCCTAGCGTAAGGATTTCTTCAGGAAGCAGCGGTAGATCGCCATCGGAAGCAAAGTATTGCCGATACGTTGCGCCAGTCGAATCCGTCATCCAGTTCCAGCTAACGTACTCGAAAGCCCATGTATGTCCTGCTGTTGGTACTGGATTGGCAAGCAGATGCCCACCACGGATGCGCCATTGGTACCGTGGGCCGGTTACTGTCATGGCCTTAATGGCTTGCCAATCCTGATCGTTTAGCGGCCCATAGACTGGCTCTTGCAGCGTCCTGTCCCAAAACGTGTTGTTCTTGATGTAGCGGTAGCCGTTGGTGGCGATGCTGTCAATGTCACCCTGATCTTCTGCGGCGGTGGTCGTGTGGGTAGCCTGAAACGTCAATTCATTCCAGTCACCACGCCCTGACAAGTCGTTCCCTTCTTCCTCAAGCAGCGCCATGATCTGCCTGATCTGAGGATCGGACGTTCCATAGACGGTTGCCGGAACCGTCAAGTTTGTCCTACGGCAGAAGCGTTGGACGATTGTCAGCAAACTCATATCAACCCACTCCAAACCAGACCATCACGCCATGAATCACAGCGATAGGTGCAAAGAACAGATCAATCAACAGCAGAATCCACTTGCCGGTCATAAGGCAGTTAATGATGCTCGTAAAGAATGCAACGATAACGGCAACAGTAAAAATGCCGCCCCAAATCTCATTGTTGCGTTCCATTGCGCGGTCGATTCTGGCGAAGTCTGTCATGTCAAATCACCGCTTCCTGAGCCTTCGGCGGACGACCACGCCGTTTTGGTTCTTCCACTACAGGCTCATCTTCAAGCAACTCAGCCGCGCTGATGTCAGGCTCACGACCAACCTGCACCATTTCGGGCTGGCGCGGAATCATGTTTTTCAGCGCCTCTACCTGCGCCTTGAGCGATTCAACCGTGGTAGCAAGGTTTCGGTTCTCCTGTTCCATCGCGGCAAGCTGCACGGTTACAGCGCCGTGATCCTTCATGGACGCCAGCCAGTTCTTAGCCTTATCACGCAATTCCACCGCACCCATGCCGATACGACGCAATCCTTCGTCATTGATGCCAGCCAAGTCCTCTACCGTCAGGCAGTTCATGGCAATCAGAGTTTGCTGTTGCGCGGGAGACAGGACGCCCCATCCTTTGATCGGCGTACCACTCAGCGGCATTTCCTGTCCGTTCTTCCAGCTATTGTATGAAGCCTTCCATTGATCTGCCCACTTCTCAGGGATGCGCCCATCGCGCACATTGCGATCCATATTGATGAGCCATTGTTCCACCTTATACTCTACGCAGTCCTTCGAGTACGGAGGCGTCACAAGGGCAAAATCAACATCCTTGGCGACATAGCGGCCTTCGCGGATTGATGCAGCCTTGTCCTCCATCGGCCTGCGCTCGAAACGGACATAAGCCGGACGTTCTTCCCGGCTAATCAATTCTCCGACTGACATTGTTACTCCTTATGCGCGAAGCGCGGTAAGTACAGCAGCGGCTTGGGTAGCGGCATTGTCAGATGCCGTTGTGCGAATCAACTTTGCCTTGCCAGGAGCATCAACATTGCCTTCTACATACCATTCCTGAAATGTACTGACAACGCCAAATTCCTTGACTACTTTTGCATTGGTTTCTTTTGTGCCGAGAGCCGCTTGAAGGGCTGCGCCTGTGATAGCCATGATTAGTCTCCTTTCCTGTGGACTACGAAAATCGATGAAACATCGTCGTACTTCTCGTATGAAACATCATACCCCATGCCGACAAACAAGTCTCTCCACCAAGAATGCGGGCGGACGGTAAGATGAAGCTGCTGCCCGATAATCGCCCCCATATTATCAGGAACCGTGCTTATCTGGAAAAACGTCGTTCTGGCGGATTCCATGACGTTCCCGATAACTATCGGGACATTCTCCGGCGCTATATGCTCCATTACGTCAGTGCAATAACCGAATTTTGCCTTATGGATTATTGGGTTATTCAGGTCGTGCTGCCAGAACGGAATAGATTTTGCGGCGTCATCCCGGCTGTTTTCCGTGAAATCAATCAGAACCACAGTGCATCCGTGTTTCTGGATTTTCAGGCCAGCCCTGCCAGTACCGCAGCCAAAGTCGATTACGAGGCCATCCGGCTTGCAAATGTCAAGGAACAGATCGACGCATTCCTCGCCTGGGGAGAGTATGCGGTATGAATCGTGCGCCCACATCCTTGCGTATTTTTCCTGCTCGATCAGTTCTTCAACTGGCGTGTTCCACATATCAGGAAGCAGTCCGCTGCCATGCACTTCGATATGGCATCCGCTTTGCTGCAATGCTCTGGATGTTTCCTGAAACTTCTCGGCTTGCAGCTTCATCGTCAGACTGGCAATGTACTCCTTGCCGTTGAAAACAACATGGGCGCAAGGATCGCCGTCGTTCATCGGTTGGCGGAAAGCGTGTCCCGCGCCATCACGGTTCGATGAGTCGTAGCCGTAGATTTGCAGGTTCCTGTACCCCATCGCATACGCTAGGCACGTAGCGGTATTACCTACGGATGCAGCGCCACCTATCAGGCAGTACGCATCCGTGTACTCAGGAAATTCGTTCTCGATGTTTCCAACCTGCAAGTGCCAAAGTTGTGCAGTTGGCACTCTGCGGAAGCATTCCGGATGAACTTGTGAAGCAAACAAGTGATGCTTGGCAGGCCCAACCAAATCAGCGGTCTGCTCTCTAGCATCAATGATTACCTGATAGTCAGGAATGATGCCATGATCCGCAAGGAACTTTGCAGCCCCGTTCATCGCAAACACTTTACCGCCAGCCTCTTTCTTGGCGCGTATTTCCTGCAATGTATCAGCAAGTGACGGGCCAGAACCGCACAGTATTGCAATGCCATCATGCGGCGCAGATACGTTGACCCAATTCCCATGATTGTGCGAGTTCTCTCTGATATTTCCGTAAATCTCGTCATCAGATGTGTTGCAGATAACTTGAACAGGAAGTATCAGCGGCATCGTTGCACCGGGATTCTGGTGCTTGATTTGCAGATTTGCGTAAGGAAGCTGCATTTGTCCTCCGATGATGTTTTGCACTACCCCCGAATAGCAGG